CAGACACCGCGCTTCACAACCTGGTGGACGAGATTGTTGACTTGTACCTGACCACTTTGTACAAACTTCGCTTCTTGGCGTAAGGATTTATCATGGCACTTTACAAGCAAGGCAATGCCGACGCGCAAATCAAGATCGGCGGCGGCAAGCTGTACGGCGTTTACGTTTCCAGCACCTCCAGCGGCACGTTTGCGCTGTACGACTCGGCTACGGCCAGCACCAGCGACCCCAAGATTGTCGCCACGGTAACGCCGTCTGCGGGGACGCAGCACGTTAGCTTTCCTGCCGGTTTGTGGTTTACCAAGGGGCTGTACATCGACATCGCCAACACGATTGAGTACACCGTCGCTTACGAGTAAGGAAATACTATGGCCGTCTATCTCTCCCCTGTGGGCGGCGCTGCGGCCCAGTTTTTTACCAACAACGGCGTGCCGCTTGCTGGCGGCAAGCTGTACAGCTATTTGGCTGGCACCACTACGCCTGCTGCGACGTACACTTCATCGTCTGGCAGCACGGCACATACCAATCCGATTGTGCTGGATTCTGGTGGCCGCGTATCTGGCGGCGAAATTTGGCTGACTGAAAATGTCTCATACAAATTCATTTTAAAAGACAGCAATGATGTTTTGATTGCCACTTACGACAACATTACTGGCATCAGCACGATTACACTGCCTATTGATTCGTCCACAGTGACGTACGACCCGCCCTTTAGCGGTTCGTCGGCTACTAATGTTGAAGCCAAATTAGCCCAAACTGTAAGCGTCAAAGACTTTGGCGCAATCGGAAACGGCGTAGCTGATGATACCGTTGCGGTTCAAAATGCTATCGCGGCGGTAAATTCTGGCGGCAGCGTGTATTTTCCCCGTGGTACTTACAAAGTAACCTCGCAAATCGTTGTGCCGTCCAAAGTGCTGCTGTATGGCGAAGGAATCGCCACCGAAAACGGCGTCGGGGTTTTGTACCGAGGCGCAAGCTGCATTTTGCGCGGGTTCACTGGAACCAACGCCACGGTAGCACTCAACGGCGATTCTTGCGGCATTAATGAAATTGATGTGGACGGCAACGCGCAAGGCACCGGCGATCAAGTGCAAGTGTGGGGCAGCCGCGTGCGAATCGGCAAACTTAGCACCCGCAACTCTGGCAATGACGGTGTTCGTATTGGCAAGACCAACGCGGGGGCCAAAGACACCAACTCAAATTTTTGGTACATAGAGTATTTGGTGACGTGCGGCAACGCGGCAAATGGTTTGCGTATTGACGATACCAATACCGATACAACTACTACCTATCCGTTGGGTATCTCGGACGCTAACGCTGGCTATGCCGCCTTAATTGACGCCAGAACTAATGGCGGCGATGGCGTACAAATTGGCAACGCTAACGACAACGTGTTTGCCAACATTGGATCGCAAGACAACACGGGTATTGGCATTCATTTTAAGACGGATGGCACAAATTCCGGGCCTCGGTGCAATACTGTCCTTAGCAATGATTCAGAAGCTAACGTAGGTAACGACATTCAAATTGATGCGGCGACACTTCCGGTGTCTGGCCCTGGGCTGTACAACAGAATTTGGGGTAATCGTTCCGTAGCGTTAAACCCTAGAATTGTTGACAACAGCACCGGCAGCAGCATTTATTTATGGAATGCGGCAGTCGGTCAGTACGCATTCAACAATCGAATTGTTATACGAACCCCAAGCAATAGCGCAACTGCTGTATTGGACTTTTATCAAGGCAGCAACGAAAACAATGTTGTTGGACAACGTGCTTTTACTGAATTAGTGGGCACTGGGGGGCGCTGGGAACTGTGGACAAAGCGGGATGGCAACACGCCTGCAATGGCACTAGCTGTAAATAGCTATGGCATTTTGATCCCGCAACGGGCGTTTAACTCTCAATCTGTTAATGCAACCACACCGATTGATTGTGCTGCTGGCATTACCTTTTTGATAAACGTGTCCAGCACCAGCGCGTTTGCAATTGCTAACCCGACAAATGTTGAAGCTGCGGGGCAACTGTTGACCATTTCACTTAAAAACACCTCTGGCGGCGCAATGGGAACTGTGACATGGGGTAGCAACTACAAGCTGGCTTCGTGGACTAGCCCGGCCAATGGGTACAGCCGTTCGATCAGTTTCTTTTACGATGGCACGAATTGGATTGAGATGTCCCGCACCACCGCTGACATTCCGAACTGACAATGGCAAACAGCAAGATTTCCGCACTTACAGCCGCGACGACTCCGCTTGCGGGCACGGAAGTTTTGCCTGTTGTTCAAAGCAGCGTAACCAAACAGGTCAGTGTAGCCAACCTTACCGCAGGCCGGTCGATTGCGGTTAACGATGTTACAGCTTCGGGCGAATTGGTATCGACCACCAACAATGCCCGCATTTCACTGTACCGCTCAACCGGCACCTGCTACTTTGATTGGGCCAGCGGCCAGACACTGGCGTTTGGCACAGAGACATCCCAAGGCGGCGCTGGGCGGGTCAACAAAGTCAATTTTACGGATGCTGGTAACGTAGAAATAGCCACCGCAGCTAAAGGCATCAACTTCACCGCCAACACTCCCGCAGCGGGCATGACGAGCCAGTTGCTGAACTGGTACGAGGAAGGTACCTGGACGCCAACAGTTACAGCGTACACAGGGACAATTACTTCTTACACGGCAACGGGGACTTATACCCGCGTAGGTAAATTAGTTACTGTCAGTTTTTATATTGACGTAACTAACAATGGAACGGGCGCAACAATCCTTAAAGTTACAGGGATGCCTTTTAATGCTGCGGCGGCGGGGAAAGAATCTGGGTGCGGCACAGAAATAGCTTCTACCGGCTTTTCTGTTTCAGTTACATTTGCTAGCACATCACTGTTGTATATACGAAAATACGATGCGTCGTATCCTGTTGCCACTGGCGACAAGTTGTGTTGCACCATTTCGTACATGGTTTAAAGGAAACCTTATGTCTTTAACCAAAGTTTCTTATTCAATGATTACAGGAGCGTATATTAACGCTCTTGATTACGGCGCAGATCCAACTGGCGCAACAAACAGCACTGCCGCGCTTCAAGCTGCAATTGAGGCTGCTTATGGTGGCACGCTGTACATCCCAGCAGGAATGTATGTTCACACCGGTTTAAACATCCATGAGGGCATTACGCTCATGGGTGATATGCCTATGTCGTATCAAGACGCCGATACTTACACAACTATTAACAAAGGAACTACGCTTTGGAAAAAAGTTGCTGGCGACAGTTTAGTAATTGAAGCGTACGGTTATCCAACGTCATACGCAAATTCAGATTTCCAAGTTGGCATTCAAAACATAAATTTTGCAGGTGCTAGATACACCGGCAGTTCTTTTATTAGCAACACGGTTACAACCGGTAACGGGATTGTTGTAAACGCTGGCGATGCAGCAGAATCTGCTTTGCATTTGTCTTTGGACAATGTGTTTGTGTTTTCAATGCCAGAACTAGGTTGGCGTTTGTCCGGCCAAGTGTACGGGTGCAACGCTGGGTGGATAGGGGCAAACTATTGTGGGAAAACTGGGTTTTGGTATTCCGCTGAAGCCTTTACTAATATCGGCGGTGAATTTTACATTGCTCATTACCGAGGGTTTGCCAACGGCGCAAATGGTGTTGGAGACTCAACTAAAGCTGGCGTTTACTTAGATCAACGCGGGCGAAGCGTAGTTATTGGTTTAATGACTTCATCAAACAACTACGGGCCAAATTTTATGTCTGGCCGTGGGGGTTTTGAGATTCAAAAACTTCATTGCGAAACGCAGTCTGGCACGCCTACCGCAAGTGCCGTTGTGTTTGGCGATGGAATAAACGTAACCGCCCCATGTCGCATTGATTCTTTGTTAATTGATCCTGGTAACTCATACCCTAATGATGTGGTCAAATTTAATGCCAACGCAACCGGCGTGCAAATTGGATCTTTAGAGATAGGTGATTCTGGGTTGCTTGGTAAGCACGTTGCATTTGCTAACACCGCTCAATACAATTCTGTTAACTATTTGTGGGCAAATGACCCCGTTGCAATTTCCGATCTTGATGGTCGAAATTTGGTCGCTTCACAACTTCCGGCGTTTAACGTTCGTTTGTCAGCATCGCAAACAAATGTTACGGGCGATGGAACTACAGTAACTTTACCGTTTGACACAAAAACTTTTGATACTACAAATTCATTTAACGTAACGACATATAAGTATGTTGTCCCTGTTACCGGTTTGTACGATTTGACTGCACAAATATTGATTAATGGCGCAAATGGGTCGTCGCACAACGACTTTAACGTGTTTTTTGTGACAGGTGCCGGAATTATTGCGCGCGCCGTTCTTTCCGGGCTTACACCAACAAGTTTAACGCAACCATTAACTAAGAAAATTTTTCTTGCTAAAGGCACAGAACTTTACACTCAAATTCAAGTAAGTGGCGGTGCAAAAACTGTTGATGTGACATCTGGTGATACAATCACATATTTTTCTGGTAATTTGATTTTGCCCACAAACAATTCTAGCGATCCTTGGAGTTAACAAAACCATCTTGACATTGCGCGCCCCCAGCGCGTAGTCTAAAAACTGTACCGGCCCAGTAGACCGGGGTTTCCACGGAAACAAAAATGACTGAAGAAGTCTCGGAAGTTGTAGCGGAAGTTCCCGCGCCGGAACAGGTAGAGACGGCCTCTCCTGCCCCCGAAGTTGATACGCCGGAAGAAAAGCCTGTAGCGGCCCCAAAAACCTTCACTCAGGAGGAGTTGGACGCAGCTATCGGTAAGCGGCTTGCCAGAGAGCAGCGCAAATGGGAAAGGATGCAGGCCCAAAAGGCAGCGGTAGTCCCGCCGCCCGCAGCCGCTGACACCCCGTCGCTGGATCAGTTTGAGACGCCGGAAGCCTACGCGGAAGCGTTGGCGACCCATAAGGCGCATCAACTGCTTCAGCAGCAGGAAGTCCAGCGCCAGCAGGCCCAGTTCCTTGAGTCTTATCACGAGAAGGAAGAGGAAGCGCGTAACAAGTACGAGGACTTTGAGCAAGTCGCGTACAACCCCGCCCTTCCAATCACGACCGTGATGGCTCAGACGATTCAGGCTTCGGATGTTGGCCCCGATGTAGCGTACTACCTCGGCACTAACCCCAAGGAAGCTGAACGTATTTCCAAGATGTCGCCGTTCTTGCAGGCCAAAGAAATTGGCAGGATTGAGGCCCAAGTGGCTAACAATCCGGTTGTGAAACGAACTACGTCTGCCCCTGCGCCGATTACTCCGGTGACCGCGCGTGCCAGCAACAGTCCGTCTTACGACACCACGGATCCTCGTTCAACGAAGACCATGAGTGCGTCGGAATGGATTGAGGCTGAACGCCGCCGCCAGATCAAGAAGCTGCAAGCGCAGATGACCCGCTAACTTTTTATTTAAGGACTTTTTCATCATGGCTAATAGCATTCTGACTATTGACATGATCACCCGGAAGGCTCTGGAAATCCTGGAGAACAACCTGGTGATCACCCGCAACGTGAACCGTCAGTACGACGACAGCTTTGCTGTCGAGGGTGCCAAGATCGGTTCAACCCTGCGTATCCGTCTGCCGGATCGCGCTCTGGTGACCGACGGTGCTGCGCTTCAGGTGCAGGACGACAACGAGCAGTACACCACGCTGACCGTCTCCTCGCAGAAGCACATCGGCGTGAACTTCACCAGCGCCGAACTGACGATGCAGTTGGACGACTTCGCGGAGCGCGTGCTGAAGCCGCGTATCAGCCAGTTGGCCTCCAGCATCGACGCCGACGTTGCCAACTCGTTCAAGGGCATCTACCAGTCGGTCGGCACCCCCGGCACGACCCCCAGCACCTCGCTGGTTCTGTTGCAGGCGCAGCAGAAGCTGAACGAGGCCGCTGCGGTGATGTCGCCGCGCTATGCCACCGTCAACCCGGCTGCCAACGCCGGTCTGGTCGAGGGCATGAAGGGCCTGTTCAACCCGACCGACACCATCAGCAAGCAGTTCAAGAACGGCTTGATGGGTACGGGCGTGCTGGGCTTCGACGAGATCAACATGTCTCAGTCGATCAAGCAGTTCACCACCGGTAACTGGGGCACTTCGATCACCGTCACCTCGGCTGTCACCACGCAGGGTTCGACCTCGCTGGCTATCAGCTTCACCGGCTCCAGCAAGACCTGGAACGTGGGCGACGTGTTCACGGTGGCTGGCGTGTACGCGGTCAACCCGCAGACCCGCGAGTCCACCGGTTCGCTTCAGCAGTTCGTGGTGACGGCGGCGACCTCTGGCTCGTCCACTGCCACGCTGACTGTCAGCCCGGCGATGTACACCTCTGACCAGGCTCTGGCCACCATCGACGCCTTCCCGGCTGCCGGTGCTGTGGTGACGATGCTTGGCTCGGCGGCGACCGCCTACCCGCAGAACCTGGTGTACCACAAGGACGCCATCACGTTCGCCACTGCCGACCTTCTGCTGCCGCAGGGTGTCGATATGGCGGCCCGCGCTGTCCACAACGGCATTTCGATGCGCGTTGTGCGCCAGTACGACATCAATAACGACCGTATGCCGTGTCGTATTGACGTTCTGTACGGCTACAGCGTGATCCGTCCGCAGATGGCCGTTCGCCTCTGGGGTTGACCCTCAATGCCCTAGCCTTAACCGGCTAGGGCGTTTTCCACTTTTTAGGAGATTTGAACATGGCACTTCCCAATGGTTCTGGCGGCTATCAGCTTGGTGATGGCAACCTTAACGAAGCGACTTTTCGCGTCATTCCCGCCCCGGCTACGGCTACGGCTACGGCCACCCTGACGGCGGCGCAGGTTCTGAGCAACATCCTGCTGGGTTCGCCCGGCACCAGCGCGGCCAGCTACACGCTGCCGACGGTGGCTGACCTGGAGGCGGCGCTGCCGTCTGCCACCAAGCCGGGTGTCAGCTTTGACCTGTCGGTTGTCAACGTCGATGGCTCCAGTTCGGGCGTCATCACGCTGGTCACCAACACGGGTTGGACGCTCGTCGGTCTGATGACGGTTGTGGCGACCGCTGGCACTGCCCAGTTGTTCCGCGCCCGTAAGTCTGGCGACGGCGCTTGGTCGCTGTACCGCGTTGCCTAAACCCATCGCCCCGGAGCAATCTGGGGCGATTTTTAAAGGAAATTATTTATGGCGAATAACAAGCCTGTTGGCGTTGCGTATTCTGACCCCGCTCTGGACGGCGCGGTTATGGGTGCGACTGGCGGCACGGCAGGGTTTTTTGGCACATCGCCAACGACCAAGCCTGCGGCTAACACCGCTGCTTTGACGACGATCACTTGTTCCGCGCCGGGAACGCCCGATTACGCCATCGCAAACCTGACGGTCACCACGCCGTATGGTTTTGCGTCGGCTGATGAGGGGCAGACTGTTTTGAAGGTGATTGCTAACCTTCAGATTCGGGTTGCCGAACTGGAAACCAAACTTCAGGCGCTGGGCCTTCTGGCCTAAAAAGTCGGGGGCTTCGGCCCCCGCATCTATTTATGCACATCTACCTACGACACCCTGTTCACGGCACCAAGGTCGCCATCGCTCACGCAGAAGCGGAGATGGATGAGCAGAACGGTTGGGAAGTGTACGACCCAACTGCCGAAGAAGATTTTGCAGAACCTACGTTTGAGAACGCATTGCGCGAAAAGCGCAAGTATACTCGACGGGTAAGGGCTAACGCCGCCGAAGGAACCTGACATGGCAACGTACACCGCTGGCGATCAGATCAACCGCGCTTTGCGACTGCTAGGCGTTTTGGCTGAAGGTGAAACGCCGTCAGCCTCTGTATCCCAGGACGCGCTGATGGCCTTGAATCAGATGATTGATTCATGGAACACGGAACGTCTGTCGGTGTTCTCGACCATAGACCAGATCACTAACTGGCCGGTTGATCAGATCAACGCCACGCTTGGCCCGACCGGTTCGCTGGTGCGCTTGAACGGCACCGCTGTGCGCCCGATTCTGGTGGATGACGCCACTTATTTCCGTGATCCGCAGACCAACGTCTCTTACGGCATCAAGCTGATCAACCAGCAGCAGTACGACGGCATTGCGGTCAAGACGGTAACGTCAACGTACCCGCAGGTCATGTTCGTTAACATGACCTACCCTGACATCGACATTTACATCTACCCGCGCCCGACGCGCTTGCTGGAGTTTCACTTCATCAGCGTCGAGGAACTGACGCAGCCTGCCACGCTGGCAACAAACATCTTGTTCCCGCCGGGCTATCTGCGCGCGTTCACTTACAATCTAGCTTGCGAGTTTGCGCCTGAGTTTGGCGTGGAACCGTCACCGCAGGTGGCGCGCATTGCCATGACCAGTAAGCGCAACTTGAAGCGCATCAACAACCCCGACGATGTGATGTCGATGCCGTACTCGCTGATTGCGACCCGGCAGCGGTTCAACGTGTACGCCGGAAACTATTAAGTGAAGACGCCGATTCTGGGGCAATCGTATGTCGCACGCAGCGTCAACGCTGCGGATGGGCGTATGATCAACATGTTCCCCGAAATTTTGGCCGAGGGCAAAGAAGCCGCATGGCTGCAACGCGCGCCCGGACTGCGGCTGCTGGCCACCGTCGGCGTCGGCCCCATTCGGGGGCTGTGGACGTTTGACGGCGTAGGCTATGTGGTGTCGGGCAATCGGCTTTACAGCATCGACACCAACTGGACGGCTACCCTGCGCGGCACCATCACCGGCACGGGGCCAGTGTCTATGGCCGACAACGGCACGCAGATGTTCATTGCGTGTAACGGCCCTAGCTACATCTACAACGCCTCGACGCAAGTGTTGGCGCAGATTACCGATCCTGACTTCCCCGGCGCAGTCACGGTCGGCTACATCGACGGCTATTTTGTGTTCAATGAACCCAATAGCCAAAAGATTTGGGTGACGGCGCTGCTTGACGGCACTTCGGTTGACCCGCTGGACTTTGCCAGCGCCGAAGGCTCGCCAGACGGCGTGGTGGGGCTGATCGTCGACCACCGCGAAGTCTGGGTGTTCGGCACCAACAGCGTCGAGGTCTGGTACGACAGCGGCGCGTCAGACTTCCCGCTTCAGCGTATCCAAGGTGCATTTAACGAGATTGGATGCGCCGCTACCTATTCGCTTGCCAAGCTGGACAACGGCGTGTTCTGGCTGGGGGCTGACGCCCGTGGTCGGGGCATCGTGTATCGCGCTAATGGCTACACCGGCCAGCGCATCAGCACCCATGCGGTCGAATGGCACATCCAGTCCTACGGCACGATTGACGACGCTATTGCCTACACCTACCAGCAGGACGGCCATGCGTTCTACGTCCTGACGTTCCCCACAGCGCAAAAGACTTGGGTGTACGACGTTGCGGCTAACGCTTGGCATGAGCGGGCCAGCGGCAACGAGAACCAGTACCGTCATCGCAGCAATTGCCAGATGGCGTTCAACAATGAAATTGTGGTGGGCGATTACGTCAACGGCAACATCTATGCGTTTGACTTGACGGTGTTCTCCGACAACGGCGATTTGCAGAAGTGGCAACGCTCTTGGCGGGCGTTGCCGCAGGGGCAAAACAACCTGCGCCGCACGGCGCAACACAGCTTGCAGATTGATCTGGAGTCCGGCACCGGCTTGAATTTGGGGCAGGGCAGCGATCCGCAGGTCATGCTGCGCTGGTCGGACGACGGCGGCCATACCTGGTCAAACGAACACTGGTCGCCTATGGGTAAGATTGGCGAGTATTACCGGCGCGTGTTCTTCCGGCGGCTGGGCATGACGCTCAAGATCCGTGACCGCGTTTACGAGTTGTCCGGCACTGACCCTGTAAAGATTGCTTTGCTGGGGGCTGAATTGCAGGCGTCTGGCACAAATGCCTAATTCGCCTTCGGCCAATCCGACGCCGATTACGCCGCCCAGGGTACCGATGCTGGATCCCCGCACGGGGTTGATTGACCGTGCGTGGTACATGTTCTTCCTGAGCCTGTTTACCACCGCTTCTAACGCGCAGGATCCGGCGCTGGGGCCGGACACCAGCAGCTTGCTGGCCAGTTTTGACGCTGAACTGCGGGCGCTGAGCGATGAGGTTGGCACCCAGTACGACGCGCAATCGGGGCTGGCTTGCTTGGCGGCGGCGCTGGCGGCGCTCGACCAGCAGTTTGCCTCGCAGCCGTCGGCTGAAGTGGGTGAACTGCAACAGCAAATTGATGCGCTGCGGCAGGAAGTGCAGACTTATCCACAGCCTGCGCTGGGCACAATGGCGCAGTTGCAGCAGGCTAACGTGCCGTGGCTGACGTTTGACACAACGGCGCAATCGGTGCCGACGGATATTGGCACGGTGGCGTGGGATGGCGGCACGACGCTGGGCGTGCAGGCCACAGCCAACGTCTTGATGCGCGTAGGCGAAGCCGAATACGTTTACGCCAAAGCCAGCAGTGCTATCACCTTGGGGCAACTTTGCTACCATACCGGCGCTGTGGGTGCGTCGGGCGTCATTACGGTGGCGCCGACGCCTCTGGCGTTGACCGATCCTAGCCAAATTGTCGGCGTCGCGGCAGAGACCATTGCCTTAAACGGCTTCGGGCTAATTCAAATCAGCGGCACGCTGCGGGGGTTTAACACCACCGGCAGCAGCGTGGGCGAGACTTGGGCCGACGGCGATCCGTTGTATTACAACCCGTCTTACGTTGGGTCGTTTACCAAAACCAAGCCGTCAGCGCCCAATCAAAAAACTTTTATTGGCGAAGTCATCAACGCGGGGCCAGGTAGTTCCGGTGCGATTAACGTCCGTGTCATCCCCGGCTCTGTGTTGGGCGGTACAGACTCTAACGTACAATTCAGCGCGCTGGCCAACGGCGATCTGATCCAGTACGACTCGGCGTTGCAATACTGGAAAAACGTCCCCGCCTCGACGTTGCCGGTAGGCACAGCAACCAATCTGGCGGGCGGCGCGGCGGGTTCGGTGCCGTACCAAAGCGCCCCCAGCACGACGACGTTCTTAGGGATTGGCGTTGCCGGACGGTGGCTTGGATCCTCTGGCACCGCACCGCAATGGAACGCCCCCGCTGCCCTGACCAAGACCGACGACACCAACGTGACGCTGACGCTGGGCGGCAGCGCCAGCACCGCGCTGCTCAATGCGGCGTCCCTTACGCTGGGGTGGACGGGGACGCTGGCGGTGGGGCGCGGCGGTCTGGGCATCTCTACAACGCCCAGCAACGGGTTTGTGCCTATCGGCAACGGCACCAACTACACCGCTGCGGCGCTGACCGCAGGCACCGGCATCACCATCACCAACGCCGCCGGATCGGTCACCCTTGC